TATTCTCACTTTACTTCTCCAATTAGAAGATACCCAGATTTAATAACTCATAGAGTTTTAATGGATTTCCTAAATAAGAAATCTACTGGAAGTCCTCAAAAAATTGAAGGTATGGCAAAATGGTGTTCTGAAAGAGAAATCTTAGCAGCAAAAGCTCAACGAGATTCTATTAAATACAAACAAATTGAATACTTAGAAGATAAAATCGGACAAGTTTTTGATGGTATTGTATCTGGAGTAACCGATTGGGGTATGTATGTTGAACTTATTGAAAGTAAATGTGAAGGAATGGTTAGATATAATGGTAATCATAGTGTTGACACAGAAAACTATACAGTTAATTTAAAATCTGGTGGATCAATAAGATTAGGTGATGAAGTAAAAGTAACCGTTAAATCAGTTGACTTAGACAGAAAACAAATAGACTTTGAATTATTTTAATGGAACCGGATTTTTTCTTAGATGTTGATTTAGATGATGATGTAAAATTGGATGATTATAATGACGCTTTATCAACTTATAAAGAGTGGAAGTCAATATATCGTGAGATAAAATTAAATCTTCTACTAGAACAAGGCAAAAGAATAGAGTTTGATATAGATAACATTTCAAAGTTTATTACACTTGATAGTAATGATGATGTAGTACCTATGAAAAATATATGTTGTACTGTAAGTGGTATGACATTTATTTTAAATGATAGTAAAATTGAAAAACTAACATTAAAAGTACATTGTATCGAAAATCAAAATGGTGAGATAGTTAAAGCCATATTAAAAGATGGTCTATTTTTAACAATAAAGCAAGTTCTCATAGGTAATCATCTTTTTTTTAATATGATACCGACTTCTTTACAAGAACATAGAGATAAACAATTAGAAAAAATAATTCCAAAAAAATAATCCTTTCAAATGAAAGGATTTTTTTATATTAGAACTCAAATTCCCCACCACCCGGCGCTTCTGGTGCAGGAGGTTCAGGTGCGGCTTGAGGTGCAGCTTGTGCACCACCCTGGGCACCACCTTGTGCAGGAGCTTCACCACCCGCTTCTGGTGCGGCTTGACCACCACCTTCTGGGGCACCACCCATTTCTGGCATTCCACCTCCGCCACCTTCTGATGGTGCACCTGGTTCACCAGTTGCGTTAGCTGCGGCATTCATTGCGTCTTTATCCCAGTATTTTTGGTTCTCTGCTTTTTCTTCAGGAGTTAATTTGAAAATGTTATCCATAATCCATTCAATATGGAAGTAAGGTTTCTCACCATTCATTACTCCAAGCATTGTACCAACAATACCAGCTTTCTTTTCTAAGTTATTTAATTTTTTCCACTCTTCAAATACTTGATTTGAGAAGAATGTTATATCTACACCATTTGTAAAGAATTCATCCTCTGTTAATTCAGGGAACTCGATCAACATTTGTAATCTCAATGGTTTTACAATCAATTCTTTGAAGTTTGCTCTTAATCTACTGATAAAGTTATGAAACTTAATCTCATCTCTTGTCATCTCTCCAGCATCAGTAATTAAGTTACCACCACCATTTTCGCCTTCAAATCTCGACATTGGAATCTTTGAGGCTCTTTTTAAAGCTTTAAAAAACCAATCTAACATTGAGTCATCATTTAAGTTATGACCTTGTGGAGAAACTAACTCCATATTTGGTGTTCCGCCATCTCCTTCAGGGAACCAAACTTGTTTATTATACGGTAGGTGTTTAGAACCATTGATTGTCATTGTACCTAATGATTCATCCCATTCTACTTCTTCAGAATAATCATGGATTAATTGACCAATTTGTTCTTCTGCTCTTTGTCTAGACATACCTTTAATTGGAATAGTAAACTTTTGATAAACAGTAGCATTGATAATGTTAAACATTATTCTTGTTTGTTGTAAGATTTTTAATTGATTATATGGTTTAATTAAACCCTCAATATAAGATGTTTCAGAAAACTCATTTTGAGTTGAGTAAGAAATATAAACTAATTGAGAATCTAAGAAGATTCTTCTTAATTGTGGATCTTCAGGGAACTGAATCCATAAATGACCAATTGCTGGTTCATAAGCAGGAACAACAGTTTCTGGTCTAATTCTATTAAAACCAATAATATTTTTCTTTTTATCATCATAAATAATCTCTAATGCCAAATATCCATCAGTTAGGAAGTCTTTCATCATATTCCAAGCGGTGATATTATCAGCAAAACCAAACTTGTTATAAAGTTTCTCAAAATACTCTTGATACTTCTCTTGTATTTCTTGTGAATAAGACGTTGGGAGAGCAGTAGGAGAACAGAAGTCCTTCTCATCGTTATATACTATACATTCATCCGAAATCGTACTTATAAAGTCTCTAATTTCATCCTTTACAGAATACTCTCTTAAAATTCTTCTTTTATCTGCATAAGCCTTATCTAAATAAGGAATAGATTTTCTGTTTAATACTGATGCAACTGCTCTTTGACTAAAGAAATCATACATTGAATTTCCTTTAGCAGCATACGGATCCTCATTAATACCAATACCAACTTGATTTCTAACAATCATATCATCAAAGTTCATTCCGTATGATGATAAGTTCCTTAAAATCCTACTAAACAAACCTTTATTCTCAACTCCTGAAGAGTTCGCAATTGCAAAGTTTGAACCTACATTATTTTGATTTTCTTGATTAAAGTTATTATAAGAAGCCATGTATTAAATTATTTAAATTTATGTATATATTAAATTTTACTTTTTCCTATTTTTAACCCTTTCCATACTTGGTAAGACTTGTCTGTAAACGTTTTATGTGATCCCTCATTACGTTATACTTATCAGAGATTTCATTATTAACATCATAAAATTCACTTATAATAGAAGAAATTATTTCTTTATGTCTTTGATTTCTTCCTTCAAGTTTAGCTTGCCATATCTCAACAAGTTTTTTTGGATCATATTTATTAATAGGATGTTGTGAATATAAAAATCTAGGAAGTAATTCTAAGCTAATTCTATGGACCAAGACTAGTTGAGCAGCATTAAACTCCATTAATGAGTATTCAAATCCAGATTTTAGTAGTTCTTTATACATTCCTTCATAATTTACTTTTAAGAAGTTATTCTTTTCAAAGTCTTCCGGTAGTATATACTTATCAAATATCTGAGCTCTTATCTCCATTGGTACAAAGTTGAAATTGACTGCAAATAGAATTACCTTATCTTCAAATTTTTTAAAATCAACTATGAATACTGGAGCATATTTCATCCAATTTGAATCGTCTTTATAGTGAAAAAAGTAAAAGCCACCTGGATATATATCTTTAATGTTGATAGATTCAACATCTTTATCTGATTTATTATATCTATCATAAAAGAAAAGTGAATTATTTTTAAAGTTTTCAACTATTCCATTACCATTATAAAGTAAACTTAATTTAACACGTTCTAATAACTCTGCCATAAAGAGAAATATTTTTTATTTATATATAAAATATGATAAATTCAAAACCAAATAATAAGAACTATAATCAAGGAAACTTTATCCCAGTGAACAAAGACAAAGTAATGAAACTAAATACTAATGGTGGTGTTTATTTTAGAAGCTCTTGGGAAAAAAGAATAATGACTTGGTTAGATAACAAACCAGAAATTTTAATGTGGGGTGCAGAATGTTTGAAAATACCATATCAGATGACACATTTTGATAGTGGAGATATGAGAGTAAAAGAACATTGTTATTATCCAGACTTTTATTATGAAATGCAACTCCCAGATGGAAGTAGAAAAAGAGTTGTAGTGGAAGTTAAACCAATGAAAGAATATCAAATGGTAATAGACTTAAATGAAGGTAAGATGAATGTGCCTCAAAATGGTTTAAAGAAGTTGAAGAACTTCGAGTATGACCTTAAAATGGCTTATAAGAATAAGAATAAATGGGAAACTATGATTTCTTGGTGTAATAAGAAAGGTTATGAGTTTATTATCATTACTGAGCAACACTTAAAAAAGTTTGGAATATAGAGTATAGTAAAATTATTATATTCATATAAGGATATAAATAAGAATATACTTTATATATCTTTTTATTTATGTGATAGATTGGAAACTTAATTAGATATAACACAAATAATACAATACAAATATTATCACCAGTAAATGTACCCAATAATATAAAAATGTAAAAGAATAGGTTTATATAATAGAATAAAACTTCAGTAAATTTAACACTTTCTATATTTTTTTCAAAAGATTTTTTTTGTAATCTATCTTTATTTACAATAAAGTAAAAAATATTTATTATAAATAGTAATGGTGTTAATATTGTTAAAAGTTTCATCATTCCACTAATATATCTTTTAATTGTATTAGATTATTAAATTCATTTTGTAATAATCTAATTGTTTTTTCAATTTTAATCAATTCAAATACATTATCATTAACTAAAACTTCTATTGGCTCTCCGACTGCAGAGTCATATTCATTAGGTATTTTCATATTTTCTCTAAACTCATAGATAGATCTTAAATATCTTTTATTTGATTCTAAATCTATATGTAAAGAACAACCATCAGGTCTTGTTCCTTGATTAATAATCGATTCTTCCCAGATTTGAAGATAAACTTTATTCATAATAATTGTTTTAAAAGTATTCTATACTAAAAATTAAATAAGTTTTTTATCTTTTTCTTTCTTATATAATTCTTAGGAACAAAATTTGCAGTTGTTATAGTTGCGTTACGAAATCCAGGATCTGATACTAAATCAAATAGGTTGTTCATGTTAAATTGAGTGTAATCCATTTCCGTCGTTAGCACTATTTATTGAGATAAGTTTAATTTGGTGTTCATTATCTCCTTTCTTTTTATAAAGATCATTCCATCCTTTTGCCAATCCTCTTTTGAATATCTCTGTGAAATAAGCAAACGCATTAATCGACTTATCTTCATTGAAGTTATACCAGTTTTGAAACATGTCTAATAAACCACTTTGGTAGCAATCTAACTTGTCATCATTAGACCAGTATCTCATTTTTTTTATTGTTTTTTTCGCTAGTAATTCTAGCATTTTTTCCGCATTTCTCGTTAATCGACCTTGTGCTTTTGACACTATGATCTCAATGTATAATTCTTTATTATTCAGGTACATATATAGCATTTATTTTTTTCAGAGATGAACTCTGTAATGCTATTCATTCATGTTATATATATTCGTTTAAAAAAGTTTAAAAAAAAATACTCAAACTTTCGTTTGAGTATTTTTAATATAAGTTTAAAGATTATCCTTTAATTCTTTCTTTGTATTGTAATTCTTTAACAGCTTGTAATTCAGAACTAAGATTAGTTTGTCTTTTCTCTAAATTTTTAAGTGCAGTTGTTAGAACTTCTGACTCACCAATCATTTTCAATGATCCTTTGATTTTATCAATATTAAATTCAACATCTTCTAATTTAAGAGTGATTTCTCTTTCTTTGTCTTCAAGTTTTCTTTTAACAACGATTTCTTTGTTTAATTTATTTTCAAAGAAATAAGTTAAATCATAGTTTAATTCATTTCTTACTTCATTTACTAATTCTAATGCAGATTCGTATTTGAAGAATGAGTTACCATATCTTTCATCACATCTGTAAACAAATGTATTGTTTTTGTAGTTGAACGCAAATACCTCTAAATAAGGATTTACTAAGTTATTAACTCTTTTTACAACGTCTAACTCAACAAATTTATCTAAGTTTTTAGAAGTTTCTAATAAAACTGGATAAAAGTTTTTGTTAACGATTGGAATAATTGGAGAGTTAAATAAACTTTCTAATGTAGTTTCTTCGTTTAATTCATCATCATTGATATATAAACCACCTTTTTTACCTACTGCTAGACCAATTGTTAAGTATTCAGAAACTCTAAAGTTAATTCTACTTTCAGTAACTGTTGAGTATTTCATAGCAGTTTCTAAAGTTCTTAAACTTCTTAAAGATTCAGAATCTTTAACATGGTTTTCCAATAAAGTTTTCTCAATTGTATTTTCAGTTAATAAGAACCAAGAATCTCTAACTAAAGCAACGTGTCCTTCTTCAACTTGTTCAACAATTGTAAAAATTGATTCAGCATTACCACCACTTAAAAGATTAGATCTTTTTTCTGGAGATTTTGTTAAATTATGAACAAAAACTTTAATTTCTGGAACCCAGTCATAAATAGCTAATTCATTAAGAATTTTTGACATTCTATCTTGATCTGTTTCAAGGTTAATAGTTTGTAATAATACATTTATAGGTTGTCTGTAAAGTTCTCCTTGGTTTCTAGTATTAAGAACTCCATATAAATTTTTCAATTCATATAATAATTCAAAAGCTGCCACATCATCATTAAGACTCTCTAATAATAACTTCACACTCTTATCATAAGTATAAGGTTTTAATCTTTCATTAAGAGAAGTAATTATAGTTTTCTCTGAATGTTGATTACAAGCATTCATATGTCCTTCTACAATTGTAGATATTTCTTCTTGATCAAGAGAAAGATCCTTTTTGAAGTTAAACAATTCAAGTTTAAGATTCTTCATATTTCTAATTTATTATTTTTTTTATATAAACTATATATTAAGGTAAAAAAGCCATTTTTTTCCTTTTTTTATTTTTATTTATTTTTTTATTTCTTGATCCCCATTAGGATTATCATACCTTCTAGAACTTTGTTCCCTAGCACGTAAAATGTTATTAAACCAACGTGTTCTTTTAGGATTTACAAAGAAACCAGCATTTGATTCACCTGCAGTAGAACCACCACGAACATTATTAAAGAAATCAGAATAACCACCTTCTATTGTATATCCATTAAGGTCAGACATACCACCACCCTCTTTTGTATAACCAGGGAAGTCTACTCTATCTCTTCTAAATGCAGGATAATATGTTTGTACTTCAAATGAAACTGTCATTTTTATTGAATTATCAGAAGTTAAATTCTTTTCTCTAGTCATCTCGATAGTATTTGAGTCTGGCATTAAGATAACCGCATCAATATTCATAAAGTTATGTTCAAAATACATAAACTTATACAACCATAATGTATCCATAACAGCCTGACTACATTTAAAACTATCAATTTCACTTGAAAGTAATATAACCAAGTCATAACTAACTGTAACCGGCACTGCTCTAATTCTTCCTAAAACTTTTCTGATTTCTACCTCATTTTCTACAACAGTTCTTAACCAAACATTTGGGTTAGCAAACTCATCTGAACGGATTGCAAATGATTTCATTGTTAGATGTCCTCTAGGTATAATATCAGTATTTAATTCAACATATCTACCATTACCGGAAGAATCTCCAGAAACTATATCATCAGTAAACGAATCTAATAAAAATCTTTCATCTCCCGTCATTGAGTAATAAAAAGGTACTTCTACAAATCTATCACCTGAGGTAAACTTATTTACCCATTTTACTTGTCCTTCTAGTGTATCTAATACACACACTGTTAAATCTCTAAAGAATACATCTTCAAAATTAAATCTATCTCCAATCATACAAGTATATATTAAAAAATATAAGTCTCTAATTTAATATATAGAGTTATGAAATACTTAAAAATATTTGAAGATTTTAATAATGAATTTCCCAATGTATTTAATGGAACATTAGTAAGAGGTGTTAAAATTGATAAAGATGAATATATTGATGATCCTAAACTACGTACAGTAAGTTCTGGAAATTCAATTGATGAAGATTACATTGAATTTATAAATAATTATGCTAACTTGGGAATTCCACATCCTTTAA